ACCGCTATGATGTGCATAACCACAAGACCTATGCCCCCGAAGAACCTCTTGCTTGAAATGTCACCGTTGGTTCCGGAGAGCATATTGGAGAACCATCCGCCCTTCTTTTTAATCACGGGGTTTCGGTGGGGAAACCACCGCTTTTTTAAAAAGTGTGAACGGATTATTCAAAAGCTCCGGCAGTGATACCTCCGGTCTTCATAACCGTCAGTCTCTGTGTCAAGATTTCAAGACCTCTTACAGGTTCGATATAGATGTCGATGACACCCATATTGTTGTCGATAACCTCCTGTGTATTGTTTGTAGTGTCCATAACGGTCTTGTATTCATAGATACCGCCGTTTGTCTTGACACCTTCGAGGAAGTTGTCAACCAGAGTCTTGATTTCAAGACGGGTCTGTGCCGTATTCATTTCGAATATGTATCTACGGAGTATAGATTCGATATTGTCCTGAATATAGATGCAGCACTCACGAACGTGTATTGAACTCAATGCAGACTTAGGCGTCTGTTTTGCAGTCTTGTTTGCATAGATTTCAACACCTACACCGTTTTCCCAGATGATTGAGTTGATACCCATAGGTTCCAACCAGTCACGATTGTCGTGTACGAGAGTAGCCTCAACACCGATAATCTGGTTACCCGAGATAACACCTCTTCTCTGACCTGCTACGATAGACCAAGCGTTTGCGTTATTGTACTTGGATATGAAGAGGTTGGATACATAAGGTGCCGGTGGAACACTCTTAGGAGCACTCAAATCCGAAATCTTGAGGAACGGATAGTAGTATGCACCGAATGAAGCACCCTGCTCGGCTGTCGGGAGTGAATAGAGGAACGAAGGAGTCTTTGTAGCATCACCACCCTTTGCGATAAACTCGGCCTCAACGGAATTTCTTCTGTTTACAAATGACGGGTCTGTTGACTTCTTGAACTCAACCTGTGAAGGACAGTTGATGATTGCAAGGGCACTCTTACGACCCTGGCAAAGAAGTGTATATACACTCTTGCTGTTTTCCTCGATACCGCCTCCGAATGTGTCGATGAGGTATCTCCACTGGATATAGTCGTTGTCACAGAGAGATTTGTAGAGACTTGACTTTATTGCCGAATATTTAGGATTTTCACGGAGAAGGTCAAGTATCTCGTTCTGTCTTTCGTTTGTACCGTTAGGCATCAATTCCTCACGGATTTGATAACCCTTCAAACAAGTCCACTGGAAACGGTCTGCGAACTGGTCAACAGTTCTGAACTTCTGGATATAGTCGTAGCTTCTGTCCACAACATCTGCACAGACAACCTTCAAACCGACTTTTCTAAGTCTTGAAGGAATGCTTTCAAAGTCACTGTCTGCCGAAGTGTCTGCATACACACCACGAACCTCGATGATACGAGTGAGACGTGAAAACTCGATATTGGAAGTTTCAGTTTCCTCGTTTTCAGCATAGTAATAACCGGAGATTATATAGTCTCCCGCTACGATGTTTGCACCCGCCGGTACAAGAACTTCATTTCCACGAAGAGTAACCAAATCACTATCGGGTCTGTTTGTAGTGTGAAGTACATCGAGTTTATAATCGTGTCCATTGAATTTAACCACATTATCATTGAACATAGTTATTTTTGTAATCAATGGGTTTGGTGTTTCGTTATAAGAGAACTTCGTAACAGTTATAGATTCATCTTGACTATTGAAGACCTTTATCTTGCTAGGAATAACACCAGCACTGAAATTACTTTCATAGGTGTATATGATTTCGGTCAAATCTCCGTCTGTGTTTCCGGGTAAACTCATATATCCTAGAGCGTCTGTCGGGTCACTTTCAGCACCAGGTAAAGGAAGTGTTTGATTTGCTTCATATTCACCCGCCAAATTACCCTTTTCAATAACTACTTTATTAAGTCTCCAAGCGTATTTGTAAGGAGTTGTCAAACCATCCTTATCTCCTTCTGAGTATCTGTCATAAATTACATAACCGTCCCTGCTGTCATCGTCTATTTCACTTGCATCGTTGTTTATCTCGGCGTAGAAATACAACTGCTGTGTTGGAGCGGTGTATGAAGCCTTGTATGACAAGAAGTTCAAGTCTATCTTTTCATCATTGGTATCACCTTCCTCCATCTCTTTTTTCATAATGGCGGGTATGTTGTTACCGATTAAGTCAATCTTTTCGTTGATTACACCGTTGATTTCGGTTACATCTTCGAGTTTCTCAATATTCTCCACACAGAAAAGACCTGTTGTATTCGTATCGTCGTTAACAAGTTTCTGAATCCAGATGTTCTGTCCGAACTTCGTTACGAAATTAGGAATAAGAGAACCAGTGTACTTTCCGATAAGATTTACAGACGAGAGGTTCAAGAATCTTGAAAGTTTGGTGTCCGTTGTATCGGTATCGTTCTCCTTACGGATGAAACCGTTCTTGTCGAAATACTTCTGGAAAATGATGTCCGAAGTAAATCTTTCATAAGGGTTCTTATCATCGGTTGCCTCAACTTCCATATACTGTTTCAATACTTCAGTCTCACCATCGTCATCCAAATCCATAAACGAAGGTATTGTATTTACTCTATCTGGGTCAAGAGCCGGACCGAAATCACCACCTATTACATAGACTTCAACCATATAGTCACTTACGAATGAAGTACCGTTGAGATATTCAGGAACATTGTCCTTTCCATACCAGTCGTTCAAGGTACATTCATAGTTCATAGTGGCGTAACTGCTCGCCTTCTTTACAAGGATTGAAATGGGTTTTTTTCCCACATTGGTGAAGTGAAGAATATCATCACTGTAGTCATTGGTGTATCTTTCTACAAGTTTTTCATCCAAATCCTCTGTAAAAGACTGAACATTAGGAGAAACCGTTGAATTAAGATATGTGTTTATTCCGTCGAGGTAACTCTGCTCACTGGCAAACCAGAATTTATCCGTGTCATAGATAGATATTAATGGTAATGTAATCAGTGGTTTGTTAAAATACTTTGTATTGACGGAAAATGATTTCTGTGTCACCTGGTCGATGTCCGGGTCAAGGTTTAAAAGATTTAAACAGAGAATCGGACCCGCACTTAACGCCACGAGACAACTTCTGTGGAAGTATGAACCTCTTTTCTCAAGAGAACGGTCGATTGGACCGTACAATTTGATAAACTGTGCCGAATTTGTAACAAGCATAGGCGTGTTGAACGGACCTGTCTTCGAGAAGCCGACAACAAGTCTCAAATTGGAGAAAGATGTTGTGTCATTTGAAATGGTACTAAGGTCTCTTTCAAAACGATAGGTACCGGCTGATTTCAAATTACTTAATTCTGCATCTAAAGCCATAATTATTGCATTTTATTTTTATATATATTATTTATGAAAAAAATGTTTTGGAGTTTTTGTGGTCCGAAACAAACCACAAAAGGATAAACATAAATAAAGTGAGGGATAGTTTCTCCTCACAACATATAAAATAACTTTATATAATATGTCTTTATCGCATTATAGAAACTCACATGCTGCCACGAATAAATGGGAAGTTGTAAACCCCTCGTTGTTCGAGGTTACGATTTTATCTCCTTTGGAGCAGCAAGTGACAGCCAATTCGGCTCTTCTTCTTGAGCATGTCCGTAGCATTTCGGGTCTTGACGGTCTGAATCCGGCGGTAGGTGTTGCAAGACAAAAGTTCAAATTTGCTGAAAGAAGTTATGCCGGTGGTCCAGACCAGACACACTTGGAACTCGGTATAACATTCTCATTGAACTTGAACAACGCCAACGAGAACTACATCTACACAGCTCTCCGTAACTGGACAAACTTGATTTACAATCCGGCAACGGGTTCACAGGGTTTGAAGGTAATCTACTGTGGAACTATGATTATAGTTGAATACAACCGTGACGGTTCCGTTTGGAGAAAAATTACCTGCTATGACATCTTCCCGACGGGTCAGATAACCGGTATGGGTGACAGGAACTATGATTCCGTCAATGAAGCAAACGAACTTCAAATCACATTCAACTGTGACTACTGGGCAGAAGAGACAATCGGTCTTCCGGCACCACAGATGGGTCCGGCAATTCCGATGTAAGAGACTCAATCAAAAAAAAGGTTCCGAATTTCGGAACCTTTTTTTTTTACCACCAAATAGGGGTATTTTTTTGTTTCCCTTTTTTTTTTTTTTTT